AGACCACTAGATTTAAGTTCTAAATCTTCTTCAACACCACTTATAGATAATAGTGACCCTGCCCCTGTGTATGTTTCTGAATTGACTGTAATATCATCTGTGCCTGACCAAACTCTTATATCGTCTGTGTCAAACTCTGCCTTAACAGCAAAGAACATTATTTGTGCATCAGCACCAAGTCTGTTGGATATTGCTGTGTCTACACCTTGTCTTGTAGCCATTACACTACCTCAATACAAGAAAAACTTATTCCATATAGAGATGTTCTATCAGCACTCCAATCAACAGTGTTATCCTGTAATCTAAATAAACCTTTTGGGTTTTGGAATATTACAAAGTGTCCAGTTGCTAATGTTGATCTTAGCTTAGGTTCTGTTTGTACTGCATATTGATTCGGACTACCGCTTGTCTCAGTCGCATCTTCTACTGCCATGACTAACTGTACTGGATTAGCTGTAGCAGAAGCTGCACCTAGCACACCAAGATAATCTCCTTTCTTGATACCGCCACTGTTACTACCAGATGTTTTTAGATTTAAGCCTGTAGCACCTTTCACATTCATTTGTACTTTGCAACCACTTGTAGCACCTTCATTAACTAATACGCTATCTGTTACTACTTCAGTGTTGCTTGTCTTAGTGGTTATCTTATGAGTTCCATTGTTTTCTTCGTTAGTCATGCCTGTTATATGTATAAAGTCTCCAACTATTGCATTAGCGAATGTGCTTGCATTTGCAGTTATGGTGTTTGTATTTGTAACAGTCAAAGATACATTGGTGTTAGATACCCTATTCTCGGCTATTAGGTGCGTTGTACCGAACGATCCTGTGTTAGTTAAGGCATCAGGGTCAGCAAACTTAAAATGGTTTGTAGTACCTTTTAATTGCATTAGAAAGGATTGCCACTCTACAGCTTGTGTTCTGTTTAAAGGCGGCAAAGTTACGTCTGCAGTCCAGTATACCGCATCAAACTCTTGTGTTAGTTGTTTGCCTGTAAATGGTGAAGCTGTCTGTCCTATTGCTCTAAACAAGCTAAAGTTACTTCTTACAAAGTTAGGAGTTGAAGGCATTGTTATTATTTTAGCCACGTCCCATTAATCCTTTTCTAAATGAACCGCCACGCACTGCTGCTTCTAGCACCGCACCTTTTGTAACATCTGATATTTGGGGCAACATCTTCTGTACTTCTGCTCTTACTGTTGGCACTACACCAGTAGAGAAGTTTACAGATTGATTGACTATGATAGGAGAACCGCCCATAGCGTTCTTACTGTTCATATTGTTCATAATAGTACCACCTGTATTCGGTACAAAAATCTCAGCACCACGCTCTCCTACTATTGTTGGTGTTCCTCTTTGCACTGCACCGCCACCTGCAAAACCAAATGTACTTGGTCTGGTTCTTGATCCAGTACCGCCTTTCGGTGTTGATATGCTAAACGCTCCCAATATTGCATCTATGATAGGTTGAATTACCATTAATTCCATAAATGCTGATATAACTGATTGAACCACATTGAAAGCAAAGTTCTTAAAAGAATCTAAAGCACTCTCTCCATTCATAAGAGCAGTTGTAAGATCATCTGATAAGGAACTAGCTAACCCTTCAACCTCGTTACCTATTTGTGCTAAAGCCTTACCAAATGATCCTGTGGTTTCCAAAAACTTTCTATAAAGTGCATTTGCAGCATCTTGGGTTATATTTCCACTTGCAACCGCTTTATTTAAAATATCTTGTGCAGTTGCCATATCTGTAATACTAACTTTGTTTTCTTCTATAGCTTTTTTTAAGTCTGCTAGAGTTGCTATTCTAGCCTTAATTCCACCACCACTACCTCTTCCTGAGTCCATAGTACCTAAAATTAAATCTAAAACTGTCTGTCCTTCTTTCAAGGCAGGTGCAGCACCACCTAAAACATTAAAATTATCAAGTGCAGATTCTTCTGCTACATCTTGTAAATCTTTAAAAACCTTCTTCATCAACATGAAGAAACTAGGCATCATCATCGTTCCTGTACCTATAACTCTGTCTAAGATTGATGGTTTATCTGCTACTTCATCTAGTTCATCATTAGATGTACCTAATGCTTCATTTAAAAGTATAACTGCCCCATGAATGGTTTTTACTGCATTTCCAAAAGTTTCGCCCAAAGATGTAGCAGCAGATTCTGAATTGTTTGTAATATTGGTTAAAGTTCTAACTAAAGATATAGTTTCAGTTTTAAATCCTGCATCTCCTATACTGTTCTTAAACACCTCTGTTGCATCACCTAGATTTGATAATGCACCTGTCAAGGTGTTGGCTCTTTGTTCTATACCATCTGCAAATTCAGTTTCTCCTATCTCTCGGACAAACTTCATTACTGATTCTACTGATTTATCAATTTCTTTCGTTGTATCTTTGAAAGAAATTTGCATTTTATCGCCTTCTGTCTTGGCAGTGAAACCTAGACTTTGTAGCTGCTCTATAGATGTTGTACCACCTCTAAAAATTGCTTGTGCTATTTGATCTATTGAAACACCTTGTGCTGCTGCTACATTACCTATGCCTCTTAGATCAGCTTCTGTAGGTTTGATTCCTATTCTTCTAAATTCTATAAATGCTCTAGTAACTTCATCTATTTGGAAAGTTGTACCTGCTGTAAACTTCAAGATCATTTGGAAAGCATCTTCCGTTTCCTTTAGTGATCCTGTATTGGCTTGAAGTGTTGCCCTTAAATCCTCAAATTTTCTTGTTGTTTCTAAAACAGCCGAACCTGCGTTTTTTATAGCTCTAGCTGCAAGACCAACACCTATACCTGTAAAAGCAGCTTTGAGTAGTTTGCCTACCTTAGCTGACCTTTTTTCCGTAGTTTTTAAATTTCTATTAACATTTTTAAGCTCTTTGCGTAATTGTGCAGTTTCAGCTTTTATCTCAATAATTAATTGGTCTACTGTTGCCATGATTAATCTGGATATAGTTCCATTAAATTATCTAGTTCTTTGCTTGTCATAGGCTTTTGTTGATTACCACCGTTGAACTCAGTAAATCCCTTTATAGCTGCATAAATTTCAGTCAAGCTACTTGTCCAAAAATCTTTTGGTTTCCAACCGATCATACCTAAACAAATTTCCATAAATCTTTTAAACGGTAAAGAATCTTCTGTGACTATATCGCTTGAGGCTTTTTTTCTTCATCATCATCCTCCATGCCTGCTGTTAAAGTTTGAGTAAGTAATTGTGCTACAACTTGTATGCTTTGCGTAATACCTACATCTTGCATGATCTTTTTTACATCTTTATCTGTAACATCATTACCACCACCTCTTAGTGCAGGTGTTAGCACTGATACTGCATCGTAAACAGATATATCACCATCGGACATTTTAGTTGCAAGTTTTATAATACCGCAACCTACAGCTTGCTCTATGCTTACTATTGCATCAATGGTTAGTCTTGCCTTATAGGTTTGACCGCCTAGTTCTATTTCAATCTCGCCCTTTAGTGGGTTTGTCATCTGACTTCTCCTGTTTTGTACTTGCCATTGCAAGTTTGATTGTCAATACATCGTCTCTTACATCTAGTGAGCAAGACGATACTTTATAGGACTTACCATCTACCTTTATATCAGATGGGTCTTTTCCTAACTGGTTGGCTACTTCAAGGACATCCCCATTAAGCATAGCAGGGATGTCGCCCTTAGCACCTTTGACTGTTACTGATTGCCAAGCCATTTATTAGACTGTAGCAAACGTAATCGCACCTGAACTTTCAAAAGACATACTGTAAGTAACTTCTCCGTTAAACTCACCTGCATATTCAACAGATGTAACTTGGAAGCCACCAGTAAATGTACCAAAGTCAGGAACTAAGAACTGATAGTTATCTATAGTGTCAGCTAATACGTTTGTCTTGATTGTTGCTTCACTGGCTGCATCTGTAAATACACCACTGCCTGAAACACTAATAGACTGTATACCTGCTGCTGCTAACATAGTTCTTTTGCCAGAACTGTCTTTGTTAGTAACATCAACTGACTCGTTATTGATTGTAAGGCTTGTTGATCTCAAGCCACCGATTGTTGTAAAAGTCTCAGGTGATCCACCGTTACCGACTTTCATAAGCATCGCACTACCTTTTTGTGCTGCCATATTTATTCTCCAATTGAGCAAGCAGTAGTTAATTGCTCACTAATTAAACAAGCCTTCTGGCGACCTAATTTTATAGAAACAGCTAGTTAAGAAGTTCCTAATATTATGGCTCGGAATCGCATGACACCGTGCCTTGTTATCCCATCTGGGTCTATAAGTACATCTCCAAATTCAAACCTTAAATTAACAAGATTGAACCCAGTAACACTTAAACTGTAATCATGCAGTAAATCGTGAATCCTGTCCATGATTTGTTTGGTTTCTTTACTGCCTTTGTACTGTGACCATATATCTAAATTTATTGTATATTCACTGCCATCTACGTCTTTTGTAGAATAATCTATTGAACCATCCCTTCCCATTGATACAAACGGATAGCTGTTGCCCTCTTGCACTTCATCATATATACCTGCACTTAAAGTATTTGTAAGGTTAGAGTCTCCGTTTAACCTAGAGTAGATAGCACTTTGTATAGCGAATTGTCCTAATGCCATTAGTCTACATATCCTCCCTTTTTAAATATTCTTTTAATATTAGGTCTGTTTCTTTCTAAAGCAGGCTGCATAAATGGTCTAGGGTCTATAGTAGATGTGCCAAACTCTAAATAAGGTGCGTAAGGTGCAGATGCAACTATTTGCCCTATAACTGCCGTTCCTTGTTTTTTTACGCTAGAAGTTATGCTACTTACTAGAAAACCTGTATCTGTTGCAGGTGGCTCGCCTTTTGCTGATGCTGTATGTTGCCTTCTAGGATTGTACTTTTGATAAGTGATACCAGTACCGCCCTTCATAATACTTTGTTTTGCGTGTCCTTCTACTAGCGTGGTTGATCTTTGCACTAAGTGTTTCAAATGTTTTTCAGGATTATCTACAATACGCTTTTTAAGTTTCTTTTGAAAACCTTGTAGATTTTTTATGCCGCCTTTAGCCATTACAAAGCCACCCCACGTTCACACTCTAACTCTAGATATCTATTTCTATTGTCTATGTTCTTTATGAATTTGATGTTGTAGTTGTCACTATCGTAACGTATGCGGTAATTAGTGCCTATATCTCTTCTATAGCGTATCGTAAAGATATGAGTTGTCTTTTCCTGTACTTGCCCTTGCCTAAGTGTTTCATTACCTCTAGTGGTCTCTATGCTTGCGTAAAGATTGGATAGCGTTGTGTATTCTTCTGTGAGTCCACCGCCTGCATCTCTGGTATTGGTAGGTTTCTGTAACTCTACCTCAAATCTCATTTTGCCTATACTCATTAGCCAATAGCCATCAATGTACTTGAACCAAGACCGCTATGGATAACATAAGGTG